CGGCAGAAGAAACGGAAGTTGTAAACTAATGGAAATGGACGCGATCTTGAATATACTTTTTGCCGTAGTAATCAGCGGTCTTGGCTGGTGGATTAAAACACAAAAAGAGGAGCTTGACCGCGTCCGTATCCTACTCAATAGAACCCGCGAAGAACTGGCAAAAGACTATGTTAGTAAGGCCGACAGTAATCAGGTTCTTTCGCAAATTATGAATAAGTTTGATCGGCTTGAGGAGAAGATTGATAAACTTATGGCTAGGTAGGTAGAGAGGGGTGATGTTTTATGATCGAAGTTTTAGCCCTCGCTAGCGCCGTTAGCACCATCGCCGGAAGTATAAGTAGTGCCGTTCAAGCAGGTCGCGATGTAGGCTCTGTCCTGCCTGCATTTGGTAAACTAGCCAAGCTAGAAGCAGATATTGCCATTGCAGAACGGGGCCAGCACAAAGGCCCACTGGGTCGCCTCACTTCTACCGAGCAAGAGGGCTACGCCATAGCCGCTGCCAAGATAGCCCACAAACAAGCTATAGATAAACTTCGCTCAGATTGTCGGCTCTACGGTCCTCCCGGAATGTGGGAAACTGTTGTGCGCGAGCAGGCCGCAGCAAGGACGCGGCGAAGAAAATTCCTTGAAGCGGAGGCCGCAAAGAGGGACCGAAACTTTTACTTTTTAACTGTTGTGATCGCCGTGCTGCTTTTCGCAATCGGCACAGGCGGTTTATTCTGGGGCGCGGCTATACTTGCCGCAAATCAAAGGTAGGAAATATGACTGACCGGATGTATATACGACCTATGACCAATGACGAGCGTAGACGAGCGGAAGATCGCACCAAAGCCAACAACTTGTTGAAGTGTGTTAGCTGCGGCGGCCCATCTCGTGCTGAGTTCTGTAAGTTTTGTTTGGAGGAAGAGTAATGGGAATACTAGGTAAAATATTCGGGTCAGGTGACGTGATTAAATCCGGCATTGACCTGATCGACAGCTTTCACACCTCGACGGAAGAAGAAATTGCGGCGAAGACCAAAGCAAAAGTTGACGTGATGAACGCCTACGCTCCGTTCAAGCTGGCGCAGCGCATCATCGCCTTTTCGTTTACGTTCACGTACCTCTCCTGCTTTGGGCTGGTGCTTGCGTTCACACTAATGGATAGAGTGACGGACGCCGATAAGATCAATCAGGTGCTAGAGGACTTTCAGATCGGATGGGCAATGATTGTTATTCTCACGTTTTACTTTGGCGCAGGTGCGGCTGAAGGCTTCATGGATAAAAAGAAGGGTAAATAGTAATGTATAAACTATCACAACGCAGTCTTGATCGACTTGAAGGCGTAGATGAGCGCCTACAAGCTGTTGTCCGACATGCCATAAATGCCACAAAAACCGACTTCGGGGTTATCTGCGGCATGAGAACTCTGGAAGAGCAACGAGCCTTGGTCGAAAAAGGCGCGTCTCAAACCATGAAAAGTAAGCACCTTGACGGCCATGCCGTTGATTTAATGGCCTATATTGGATCAAGGGCATCTTGGGAATTAAATTTGTACGACGATATTGCGGACGCTATGGCCGAGGCTGCTCGTGAAGTTGACGTTCCAATTCGCTGGGGCGCTGCATGGACAGTGTCAAACATAGCTCAGTTCCACGGGGGCACTATGGAAGATGCTATGAATAGTTACGTTGATGAGCGCCGCTCACAGAATCGCCGCGCGTTTATTGACGGGCCTCATTTTGAGCTTATGCTGTAACTTGTTCGGTTTATTTGTAAAAATTAGATAACTCGAACAATTTATCGGTTTAAACCTAACACTGGTGCAAACCGAACTTTTGTGTATAATAACTCCAACTGGAGATTGCTGATGCCGTTACAGAAACTTCAATTCCGCCCCGGTATCAACCGTGAAACCACTTCGTATAGCAACGAAGGTGGTTGGTTTGACATGGACAAGGTTCGGTTTCGCTTTGGGTATCCTGAAAAGATAGGCGGCTGGATAAAATCATCTACTACAACGTTTTTAGGGACTTGTCGCGCACTTCACCCTTGGGTGGCGCTAGATGGCACGAATTACTTGGGCGTTGGTACACACCTCAAATACTACATTAACGAAGGAGGTGGTTATAACGACATTACGCCAATTCGCACAACCACTTCGGCTGGTGATGTTACATTCGATGCAAGCGCCAACACCATTTCTGCTAATGTAGCCGTTATTGACTCTGTGATTCCTCTAACATCATCTTCTGGCTTCCCATCTTCTGGCAGAATAAAAATTGGCAACGAAATAATAACATATGCCAGCTTGAGCGGTAATAACTTAACCGGATGTACGCGTGGTGTTAATGGAACAATTGCAGCAGGGCATACTTCTGGAGCCGCCGTAAATTGCGCTACAATTATCGTGACAGACACTGGCAACGGCGCTTTGGAAAATGACTTTGTGACTTTTTCTGGAGCCGCATCACTGGGTGGTGCAATTACAGCAGACGTGCTCAATCAAGAGTATCAAATAACACTGCGTATAAACGATAATAGTTACCAGATTGAAGCTCGCACTGTAAGCACAATTAACAGCATTACAACAACTACTGGCCTAAATCAAACGTATGTTTTTGCAACTTCAGCAGATTCTGGCAATGGCGGCGGTTCTATCGTTGGCGCATACCAGATCAACACTGGTCTTGATACAACCATTACAGGAACTGGTTGGGGCGCTGGTACATGGAGCCGTGGCGCTTGGGGTTCAGGTGCCGCCCTAACCTCATCAGGGCAAACTTTGCGTATATGGTCCCATGACAACTTTGGTGAAGACTTGCTGCTCAACGTGCGTGACGGTGATTTATTTTATTGGGACAAGACAAACGGAGTAGGCACTAGAGCTATTGAGATTGCCTCCATAGCAGGAGCAAATAAAGTTCCAACAGTAGCCAAACAAGTTCTTGTATCTGATATAGACAGGCATGTTATTGCCTTTGGATGCGACTCCGAGCTAAATCCGGGCGTGCAAGACCCTCTACTTATTAGATTCTCCGACCAAGAAAACATCCTTGAATGGCAATCACTTTTGAGCAACACCGCAGGCGACTTGCGTATCGGTTCAGGGTCCAAGATTATCACAGCCCTTGAAACTCGTCAGCAAGTCCTTGTATTTACTGATACTTCTCTGCACGCAATGCAGTACCTTGGACCCCCATACACATTCGGTATTAACTCAATCTCAGAGAATATCACGATTGCAAGCCCACTGGCCGCTATTGCCGTCGAAGATAATGTATTCTGGATGGGCGCTGAGGAGTTTTACGCTTACGGCGGTGCAGTCCAACGTATCCCATGCTCAGTTCGTGATTATGTGTTCTCTAACATCAATAACGATCAACTGGAGAAGGTAACTGCTGGCCTTAATACCGCCTTTTCTGAGGTAACTTGGTTCTATCCATCCGGTTCAAGCAGTGAGAACGACAGCTACGTCACATACAACTATGATCAGAAAATCTGGTATTATGGCTTGATGTCTCGCACTTGCTGGTTGGATCGTGGTGTTAATATCGACCCAATTGCTGCGTCTCCTGACCATCACCTGTATCTGCAAGAGATTGGGTTTGATGATGGAAGTACAAGCCCAGCAAGTGCAATTTCGTCATATATTGAAAGCAGTCAGATGGACTTGGGCGAGGGCGACCAGTTTGCGTTCATGCGCAGGCTCATTCCTGATTTAACCTTCCGTAACTCTACTGCACAAGACCCTCAAGCGACTATGACGTTGAAGGTCCGGAATTTCCCCGGCGGAAATTACCTCGCCTCAGACTCGCGGTCCGTAACTAAAACAGCCAGTATCCCGGTGGAGCAATTCACCGAGCAGGTATTTGTTCGGCTTAGGGGTAGGTCTTTTGCGTTTAGAATCGAAAGCGAAGACACTGGTGTTGCATGGAGGCTAGGGTCCCCGCGTGTGGACATTCGGCCTGACGGGAGGCGTTAATGTCTCGCAACCTTATACTACCGTTCTTCCCAATCCCGCCGGATCAATACGATCCGCAATATTTTGCTGAGGTTTTGCGCTCATACTCAGTTTATATGCAAAACATCCAAAACCCCGGTGAGGGCCGTAACACGTTTACGGTCTTTACTAATTTGCAGACAGACGACTCCGGTCTAGAAGCTGGTGCTGTCTTTAATCACGGTGGACAATTGCGGGTTCCTTTACCATATTCTCCATACGTTCAAGGATCACAAGCGACAGGTTCTGTCGGAACAGTAACGGTGACAATCTCATGACTGATACAATCATTACAATGTCAAACGGCTCTAAATGGCGTCCATCTGGCAGCGTAGATACAGTTTATTGCGTAAATTGCGAAAATGCTGTAGACACACCAGAAGAAATTGCGTCCTACCCGGATGGTAACTGCCCCGATTGTGGTCAAAGTTGGACAGGATCGGAAAAAAGAAGTACAAATGTTCAGGTCACGATGCCTGTAGCTGTTTTTGGATCAACGCTCTAGTATTTTAAAGGAACATTTGGTAACTTACATTAAGTGGTCACGAGGTAGAGCGATGCAGAACATGGAACAGTACGGGAGAAACGGCGACACGATGATGGCGCACCTCACCCCCGGTGAGACAGTTGTACCCGAACAAGTGTTGCAGCAGAACCCTCAAGTGGCTCGCGGGCTTGGGCGTGCGTTCCAAGATGCAGGCGCTGATCCTAGTCGTTACGTTGTTGGCTCAGGCCAAAATAGCGTGAATCCCATGACTGGTCAGAAAGAGTTCTTTTGGGCTGAGATAGGTAATTTTCTAACAAAAGCCGCTTCAAACCCATCTGTTCAAGGCGCACTTAGCAACGTAGCTTTGCGCAAGTTGCAGGGCAAAGACGTATCGCTTCGTGACGCATTGCTTGGCGGTGCTATCGGTGGTGGGCTTGGCGCTATGTCAGGCCGTGGAACTGGCATTCCGTTCTTGGACAATATGATGTCTGGAGTGGATTCAGATTCAAACATGCTCAATAAAATAATGGGTGGTAGTGGCTCTATGGACGCTGCACAGACGGCAGGAAACAATCTAGCCCGTCAGCAGGCAATGGGCGCAAAACGCGCCGAAGGTCTTGCGGGTTACGGAGAAATGTTCGGGTTGGACCCATCTCAGGGAATCGGAAAGTTTCTTAATACAAAAGCTGGTGAGGGCATCGCTTCTGGATTAGCCGCTCAACTTATGGACGTTTTATTCAGTGAGGAAGTTGACCCTGATCCATACGGCAATCTCGAACGATTCAATCGTGGCGCTGGGGAAAACCCAATTAACCTAAAGAGTCGACCACTTCCAGAGAGGCGCGTGCCTGTTTACAGGAATGAAGGCGGTCCTGCGTATTACCCTCGCAGAAACGGCGGCATTATGCCGAGCGAAGGTTCAGGAACAAAAGACGATGTACCCGCCATGTTGACCGCCGGAGAATTTGTAATGACTCGTGACGCGGTAAAGGGCGCTGGGAACGGAAGCCTTCAGAACGGAATAGATGAAATGTACGGCATGATGAACAACCTTGAGAGGAAAGCGTAATGAGCGATTCTTCAGTAACCAGTACAAGTATTCGCCAACTACCTGCGTACATGCAGGACTACGATGAGGCGTTGCTGGCGCAGATATTTGGAACGCCAGACGAAGAAGGCGTTCTTCAGGGCGGGATTATGGATGCAGAAGCGTATCCAGACCTGTTTAACGTACCGGATTACGTTCAGGCTGGTGAAGACCCGTTACAGACTGCTGTTTATAACACGTTCGAAACAGATGCAGAGCGTCAAGCGTTTATGGACCGTGCCAACCCATACTTTATGGACGCAGAGGGCAAGGCTCGTTACCTGCCAGATGCCGCAGATCAGTTTAAAACAGGTGATACTACAATATCTGGTGCGCTTACGGATTACTTCCCAGACGCTCAGAATTACCTAGATTCTGGCACAGGTGGAGTCAGCGCGAAAGCTATTTACGACAGAGAACTTAAAGGCGCTACGAGCAGAGCCGATAAGGGTACTCAGGCGTTTAACGCTACGGGAAGAGGTAGTAATTTATATAAAGATGCTAACAAACTTATTAACTCCGGAGATGATTTATTCAAAACCAACCCCAACGCCTACAATACGGCCACAGGGAGTATAAAACAAGGAAAAGGTGAGTACGATGTTAATGAAAGAAATCTTCGCAAAGGTTCCGGAGAATTTGATGTTAACTCTAACGCTTACAAGGATGCTCGCAACAGAATAAAAACAGGACAAGGTCAATACGATGTTAATGAGGGGAATCTTCGCAGAGGTTCCGGAGAATTTGATGTTAACTCTAACGCTTACAAGGATGCTCGAAACAGAATAAAACAGGGACAAGGTCAATACGATGTTAATGAAAGAAATCTTCGCAAGGGTGTCGGAGAATTTGATGTTAACTCTAACGCTTACAAGGCTGCTCGAAACAGAATAAAACAAGGACAAGGTCAATACGATGTTAATGAAAGAAATCTTCGTAAAGGCACGGGCACTTACGGTGTAAATAATAAACTTTTCAACGAAGGCCGAGGTCTTATGCGTGGTGCTCAAGGCGAGTACGACCTTAGCGGTGGACTTGGTGATGCACGAGATGCGCTATCCAGAGCGGGTTCTGGTGAGTTTGGAGCGCGGGAAGCATTTGAGCGCGGAACTGGACGTGCCTTTGAACTAGCAGAGCAGGGACTTGGAAAGTTTGACCCAGCGTCAGCAACTCAAGACTTTATGGACCCGTACAAGTCTCAGGTCGTTGATGCAGCGATGGACAGAATTAATCGTGAAGGCGCAAAGCAACGCCAAGCTGATTCTTCGAGAGCAATTGGCGCAGGAGCGTTTGGTGGTTCTAGGGCTGGCGTTCAAGCTGCTGAAACACAGCGTGCTATCGAGGAGACAAAGCAAAGCACCATCGCAAATCTGATGTCTCAAGGTTATGACAAGTCACTAGCAAGTGCGATGTCCACAGATGAGGCGGCTAGGGGCCGTGCCTTGAAGGCTTCTGGTCTTACAGGTGAGTTAGGCGCTCGTGGCACAACGATTGAGCAGAAAGCGTATGAAGACGCGGCGAATCGTGGACTCGCGGCTGCAAGCACTTCTGCTGGCCTTTCTCAGACTGAAGAGCAGTTGCGTGCCAAAGCATATGAGGACGCAAAGGCTCGTGGCCTCACAGGAGCTCAGTTGTCAAACGCTGTAGCGGAAACCATGAACAAACTTGGGATGTCTGCTTACGAGTCAGGTGCTACGAGAAAAATGAACAGCGAGCAAATGATTGAAGCCGCAAGAAGCAAAGCATTTGAAGACGGTAAAGCGCGTGGCCTCACAGGTGCGCAGCTTGAGGCTTCCGTCGCCGAGTCGGTTGAAAATGCTCGTCAAAACGCATTCGAATCTAGCTCTACGAGAACTATGACCAGCGAACAAATGATCGAAAGCGCACGTTCCAAAGCATATGAGGATGGTAAAAATCGCGGTCTTACAGGTGCGCAGCTTGAAAGCTCAGTCGCTCAGGCAATTGAGAGTGCTAAGCAAAACGCGTTCGAATCCAGTGCTACGAGAACTATGACCAGCGAGCAAATGATCGAAAGCGCACGTTCCAAAGCATACGAAGACGGTAAGAATCGTGGCCTCACAGGTGCGCAGCTTGAAAGCTCAGTCGCTCAGGCAATTGAAAGTGCTAAGCAAAACGCGTTCGAATCCAGTGCTACGCGCACCATGAGCAGTGAGCAAATGATCGAAGCCGCAAGAAGCAAAGCATATGAGGATGGTAAAAATCGCGGTCTTACAGGTGCTAAACTTGAGGCTTCAATTGCTGAAGCAGTGGAAGGTGCCAAGCAAAGTTCGTTTGAAGATAGAGAGAAACGTCAGCTAATGGCAGGCAGCGCACTTGGTGACATTGCTGGAGACAGGTTTGGCACTGAGGCATCATCGTTTGAGGGTGCTGAGGGTCGCATGTTAAAGGCGGCTGATCTTTATCGCACAATGGGAATTTCTAGCGCAGAGGCTGAGGCTCGCGCCGAAGAGGACGAATACAAGCGCAACCTCGAAGCTGGTCGCCTAACAGGTGGTCTGGGTTCAACTGTAGGACAGTTGGGCGGTGCTCAAGCTGACATAGGTAAGGGATACGGTGCATTGGCTGGCACGTCCGCTGACATTGGCTCTACATACGCAGGCATGGCTCCTGCTGACCTTAACTTCATGTACGGCCTTGGTGGCAAGCAGCGTGAATACGCTCAACAGTATAACGATTACACTCGCCAGAACACGCTTAACGACACTCAGCAGACTCTTGCTCCGTATAGCTACGCTCAGAACTTCCTGACTGGTGCTCCATCTGCTTCCATGTATGGTCAGTACACATCGGCACCGTCACAAGCTCCTAATCCATTCCTTCAGGGTGTAGGCATGTACGCCACATACCAAGGCGCACAATAAAGAGGTCCATTATGGCTGATACATCATTTTTTGACACCATTTTTGGCGCTGGAAAAAACCCCGCTATACAGAGCTTGAAGAGGTTGCCTTCTGCTACACTAGAATATTTAGATAGTCTGGAACCTGACAATTCATTGCCACTAACATTTGGTGAAGACGTTAGCCAAGACTTTAACAATTTTATACCTAATTTTGTAGATTTTGGATTAGACACTGGCGAATCAATTAACAAGTTGCTTAGCTCCGATTCCGCTGACGTTTCAGGATTGAAAGACGGATCAATTAACGAAGGGGACGTAGATTTATCTGGCATAGACCTAGTTCAAGTTCTTGGAGATAACTTTGGCCCCAGCGTTCCAAAAGAATTTGAAAATGTAGGCCCCGGTCAAATGAATAGATTTGATCCATCAGGTGCAGGGCTTTTTAAGCCTAGGCCGGGTGAAGGATTAGGAGAGTTTGCAAACTTGCCAGAGCAAAATAATCCTACGTTAAGTCCAGAACTTCAGTCTGAAGCTTTTGGAGATTTAGAATATGAGTTGGAAAAAGAAAGACAACGCAAAATTGATGCAAAAGCATTCAGGGCGCAAGAAAAAGCTCTTGTAGACTCTCAAGGTGGCCTTAACTCCATGAGCATTTCCGAATCTAAGGCAGTAACTCAAGAGCAGACGGACGAAGGTTTCCTAGCTGCTATGGATGACTTTTTTGAGTCCGCGCGTGGCGCTGGTCCAGCGGCACCGGAAAAGCGTACCATCGAAGAATACAAGAAGGCTTTTTCTGAGGCCACGGGAATTGATACTAGCGGCAAAGTGGATAAGAAAGACGCGCTCATGGCGTTCGGCCTTGCACTTATGCAGAACAAAGCTGGTAAAGATTTCAATGTTGGCAAGATGCTAAAGTCTGTTGGTGTAGCTGGAGACAAGGCTCTGCCTGCCCTTGAAAAAGCAAAAGAACGCGCTCGTAAGGGCGCTCTTGCTGGCGGAAAGTATGCCTTGCAAACTGAGTCTGCTGATAAAGCTGTTCGCGCTGCGGCTGAAGAAAAAATGTTAAACCGTGATAAGTATTGGGTTTATAAAAAAGGCACATCGGATAAGCCGTTTGAAGGATTTGAAACAGGCCAGTTTGAGGATTTAAACAAGTACGAACTTGATAAACTTATGAAAGACCCCAAGTTTCAAGAACAGTACGAGTTTATTAGCTCAAATGATCGTATGACGGTTTTAAGTAAACGCGAAGAAGCAAAAATAGCTGCTGGTGATAAGGGAGATATGTGGTCGCCCGGAGAAAGAACGTCTATGCTAGGCGGTGATCCAAACCAACAAGGTGAATTGTTTCAGATATTTGGAGCTTATAAAGACTCTAATTATGATGGAGAAACTCCAACAACTTTTAATGTTATAGAAAATGCGAATCTTAGAGTTGAACAATTGTTAGACGCTCAAGAAAATATTATAAAACAAAGTAAACAGTTGGGCGAAATATCCAGCCTTATCGGCGAAGGAGTTACTTTTGGAGCGCAAATTCAAGCAGACGTAGTTCAATTTGGAAGAGCTTTGGGTATTGATATTGGTGGCAGGCCTAGTAGTGTTAAACTAGCTCAACAAAAGTTACAGAAAATTGCTCTTCAAAAAGCTACTGAAATACTTAGAGAAAGCGGAAAAACTTTATCTGATGGAGATCGCAAAAGAGTAGATGAATATGTAGGTAAAATTTCAAAATGGACTGCTGGAGGTACTGACGCAGCACTACTTGCTGTTAACCTTAAAAATATTTATGAGATTGTAGTAGAACAACCTCAAAAAGACATTAACAAAGCTCTTGACTGGCTTGAAAAAAACGCAGGCGTAAAACTGGGCGCTCAAGAATCAAGTAACAGTGCTTATTTACCAAAAAGCGCCGCAGAACTTGTTGCCTTTAACAAGGCTACGGGTCAGAATTTGACAATGAAAGACTTCCAGTAAGGAGCGACACATGACGCCTCAAGATCAATTACGTCTTTATAGAGCCATGAATAACAAAGAACTTGCCCCCCAAGTGCAATTGCGCTCAATGAGGGCATTAGAGACAGGTGAAGGCTCTGTAGACGATATTTTGGGTACAGGACGCTCTACTTCTGGTGCAAGACCTCAACAAGCTCTTTCTTTTGACGAGCTAGTAAAGCAATCTTCACAAGACGCCGACAAAGACGAACAAATGTTCGACTATGAAACTGGTGCGGGAGGCGGACTTCGAGCGAAACTTTCTTTTATGGAAACTGCTGAAGAAAAAGAGAACCTACTTCGCAAGCTGGTTGGCGAAGATGGATTTACAAAAGATGCAGGAGGTCGCCTAGCCTTAACTGAACTCGGTCAAATATCCCAAGGCTATGATTACGGTGGAAAGAACCTTGTTATAGAAGATGAGGGATTTAGTTTTGGTGACGTAGCTGATCTTGCTGGATTAGTTCCTGAAACAGCAGGCGCGGTTATTGGTGGTATTCTTGGCGCTCCGGGTTTAGTCACAGGCGCTGCTGGTGCAGCCGCTGGTGCTGCTGTAGGACAATCTGCTGAAGAATATATAGAAAGCCTGTTAGGTCTTCAAACTCAGACAGGAATGGAAGTAGCTAAAGACGTAGCAAGAGAAGCTGCTCTAGCTGGTACTTTCGATTTTGCTGGAAACCTAATATTTACAGCAGGCAAGGCTGTTATTGGTATAGCTGGTAGAGGTGCCAAAGCAGGCACAGCAGCGGGACAAGCCACAGAAGCGCAACAAGCAGCAGGCTTGCGTGCGCTTAGAATATTAGATGAGGGAGGTCTTCCCGGCGCAGAAGCCGCTGGATTTGGTTCAGTTACGTCCAGATTGTCTGCAACTTCAAGAAATATATCTGGAAGTGAAGACCAAGCTGTTAGGAATATTTTCTTTGCTAGATCGCAAAAAGACAAACTTTTAGAGGATGCCGGAGTAGCCAACATAGATGAGGTTGCTGAGGTAATTAAAAACTCCGCTCCTGAAAAAGCGGCTAGGTTAAACAAGTCTCTTTTGGATGCGCAAAAATTAGCAATGCAAGCTGTAGAAGATGGGTTTGAAGTTGTAAGTAAATCAATAGACGAAGGTATTGATGTTGGGGACGATCTTTTAGTTCAATTAGTTGGTGGTTATGATAACTTCGTAAAGGCCGCAGATGAATGGTATAAAGGCGTTGACAATACGCTTTCTAAAATTAGTAAACCTATTACTATAGGTAGAGGTGCAAGTCGTAGGACTATCACTCAAGAAGGCGGCGAATTTCCAATTTTTGATATATCTCATTTAAAGACTCAATATGACGATGTGATCAGAGTTGAATACGATGGAGTGATAGAGTCTGCACCTGAAGCTTTTAGCAATTTTGGAAATGTTTTAAAGAAATTAAACGCTAATACTGCGGATGGCTCTAAAAAAGGATTTACATCCTATAGGGGTCTTCGTTCATTCCGTAAAAACATCAACGATGCTTTATACGATAGAAGTATGGGTATAGGTAACACAACGGAAAGAAAACTTTTAGCAGAAATGAGGGATTCTGTTGATCAAATGATGCAGGGAGGTCTACCTTTAACTGTAAAAGGATTAACAGAGACTGAAGGTAAAATAATTACGAAAGCTCTAAAGAAACACAAAATTGCTCAGGCAAACTATGCTAAAGAGATAAAAGTTCAAGAAAAATTAGAAAAACTAAACATTCTAAGAAATGTTGGTGAGGCTGGTAAAAATGTAAAGCTTGTGGCGGGGCAAAATTTTGACGCAATAATTGCTAAACCGGATCGCATTAAAGCTGTTTTAGAAGCTGTAAAAAGAAATTCAAAACTTTCTGGAGTAGAAGATGGCTCAGAAGGGGTTCGCAGATCATTAGCTAGGAAATATTTAGATGATGCTTTGGCTGACGCAAACAAAGATTCTTTAGACCCTACTTCTTTTAACGGAGTTAAGTTTTATGACTCAATTAAAAAAATAAATAAATCAGGCGTAGGCAAAGAGTTGTTTGGGGAGGATTGGGGCCAAGTCCAGTCTTTAGCTAAAGCTGTATCTTTTAATGGTATTAAAAAAATTGATGAATCAATTATGCAGAAGATTATCCAGCAAAATCCGGGTGATGATGTTGTTATAACTTTAAAAAGTGTGTTGGATGCTCAAGTTGATTTGCAAAAGTCTCAGGCGTCTAAGGTTTTAACCGATTTGTCTAGGGGTGCTTTGGACGCAGAAGACGCAGCCATAGCTATACTAAACCCAAATATAGGAAACTCTCAAATAAAATCTATTCTTCAGTTTTTTGAAAGTGACCTAATTGCTAAAAAAACCATACAAGATGCAGTCCTCAGAAATGTGTTAGGCTCTGTTGATGACAAGATATTCATTAGTGAAGCCGCTGCATCTTCTTTGAGAAATTCTATCGACTCTTATAAACCCGGAGTTTTAAAAACTGTTTTAGGCAAAGAGAAAATGGAAGGTCTTGAGCAATTGGCTGATGACTTGGTATTTCTTAAAGACACAGGTGGTAGAGGCGCAGGAGCGTTAGCCGCTGAAGCAATTCGTACAGGATTAATTACTTCTCCAATGAAAAATACGGCGAAGGTTGGGAGGTTTAAACTTTTAGATCGTCTTATAAACAGCCCAGATACAATGAAAAGATCGTTAGAGCTTCGCACCGGGGCAAAGACACCTGAGCAAGTTTCTAATGCCATTGCTATGCAACTTAATGAAGTAGCCGCAAGATCAACTGGATCACAAGTTCCAATGACCGATAGTGCAGCACAAATTGGACAGCGTATAGGCTCTGGTCTTGGAGCTATAAATCGTGCAAAATCCGCTGCAAAGCAGGGTGGTATTCGTGCTTTTCTTGACGATCAAGAGTCTCGCGGTACTCGCTCACCTGTGATGGATATTCCTGAAGTTAGTCAACCAATGGATACCAACCTTCAAGTTATTAACACCGTAAATCCAAATTTTGAAAAGCAAAAAATGCAACAAGAAATAAGCCTCAGAGAGCGTGCGAAAAGCAATCCTTATGTTGCCTCTACATTACTTGGTGGTCTAGGGAACGTAGGTCTGCTCTAATCGTCAATAACGGATGCCAATCCACCGATCCCTGAAGCTGCGGGGGTCGTGTATAATGCCTTGGTATTGACATGATCCTGAATGTTCTCGTATGTTTCTTCGATCATACGCGCAAGCTGACGACCAATCGCACGATCCTCGTGATCCGCAATAGCTACCAGCTTATCATATGCGTCTATCGAAACGCCTACGGACTTGTATTTTCCGGGGTTTGGCATGGAGGTTCCTTCCCATAAATGACTTTCCCTAGTTTATATAATCCCAAGCTGCGTGGGTCAAGACCCAAGTACGGAAATAAAAAAGTAACTATACAAGGGATCAAGTTCGATTCCAAATGGGAAGGCGAGCGGTACCTATACCTCAAGTCCCTTGAACGCGCCGGAGTGATCAAAGACCTTGAGCTACAGGTTCGGTTTAACCTAATGGTTAATGACCAGAAGATATGCGCCTACATTGCTGACTTCTGTTATAACAAAGAAGACAAGGATGGCGCGTGGCATTATATTGTTGACGATGCCAAGGGCGTTGAGACGCCTGAGTTCAAGCTAAAGAAGAAGCTCATGAAGGCTTGTCTGGGCATAGATATTTTACTTTCCAAAAAAAGCTCTTGACAGCACCCCACACCATATGGTTATAGTTGGGACACTAGCAAAAACGGAAAGGAATCGACATGAACAGTCGAGAATTATTTGATCGTCGAGACGAACTCAAGGACGTTATCTCTGAATTGCGTATTGAGCTTAAAGACGTTGAAGAGCAACTATCAGATACATTTTTACCAGTAGCGAAAGACGTTTTACGCGCTAATGGTAAAGACTTTGGTACTGCGCAGATCGCAGAGGGCAACCATAGGCTCAAGGTCACTGTGGGCAAGAAGGTCACATGGGATCAAGACAAGCTGCGTGACGCGCTGAACAATATGTCGCCAGAAAACGCGCAACACTATGGCAAGCTGACGTTTGCTGTAGAAGAGCGCAAATTCACAGCGGCTCCTCCTGCAATCAGGGAAGAGCTTGAAGAATGCCGCACCGTGGCAGTTGGCGCAGTCAAAGTAGAGGAGATCGAATAATGGCTCTGCAAATCATTACAGCCGATCAACGCCTCGCTGAAAAGAAAGGTCACAAGATCGTCGTATGTGGTGCAAGCGGTGTGGGTAAAACCACACTTGCTCGTACCCTAAACCCAGCAACCACCCTATTCATGGACTTGGAAGCTGGAGATACAGCAATCGAAGGGCATCCTATCGACGTTGTGCGTCCTCGCACATGGGTAGAATGCCGTGACCTCGCGTGCTTCTTGGGCGGTGCAAACCCGTCACTCTCTGAGGACCAGCCATACGGCCAGTCGCACTACGATTATGTGGCGGCAATGTACGGTGATTCCTCAGACGTGTGGAGCAAGTACGATACGCTGTTTGTGGACTCAATCACCGTGGCAGGACGTTTGTGCTTTCAGTGGTGCTTACAACAGCCTGAGACGCGCTCTGATAAATCTGGTAAGGTTGATACACGCGCAGTCTATGGAATGCACGGACGCGAGATGATGTCGTGGCTTACGCACATCCAGCACATCCGCTCAAAGAACGTGATCTTTGTCGGCATCTTGGACGAGATCACTGACGATTATGGTCGCAAGCAATATAACATGCAGATCGAAGGTGCCAAAACTGGACGAGAATTGCCCGGTATTGTTGATGAAGTAATCACAATGGCAGTATTAACAGGTGATCATGGGCAATATCGTGCCTTTGTATGTCAACCTCTAAACGAATGGGGCTATCCAGCCAAAGACCGTTCTGGCAGGCTTGACGTTCTCGAAGAGCCGCATCTTGGCAAACTGATTGAAAAGATGAATAACGGCTCACCACTAACCGACAATGATCTAACATTTGTCGATCCTACAACTCAAACTTCTAGCGAAGGAGAAGCATAATGCTTAATTTTAATAATGTACCCGCAGACGAAAACCCGCAGAACCAAGAGTTCAGCCTCATCCCTATCGGCACAATCGCTCGTGCAGTTGTGCTCGTGCAGATGGGCGACATCGAACTTCCTGAGTTCGGCCAAGGCCAATGGTTCAAGCGTTCCGCAAGCACAGCGGCCAAATGGATGAACCTTGAGTTCACCATCGTTGGTGGTGAGTTTGATCGCCGCAAGTTCTGGCACAGCATCTTTGTCGATGGCGACAAGATTGGCCCAAGCGGTATGCCTCTTGCCAAAGAGATTGGTCTGCGCACGCTCAAGTCGATTGTCGAAAGCTCACGCAACATTGATCCTGCTGACATGACGCCACAGGCCCAGCAAAACCGTAATATCAGCGGAATGATGGACTTGAGCACAATGGAGATTTGTGCAAAGGTCGGCATTAAGAAAGGCACGAACGGCTATAAAGACAGTAATCAACTGATGGCCGCTCTCACGCCTAATAATAGTGAATTTTTGCCCCAAGGAAACGTCCCGATGCAGCAAACTCCCGCTGCCTCCGCGTATGTTCCTCCACAAGCTCCTGCGCAAAATAGCGGCGCAGTTCCTTCTTGGGCGCAAAAGTAATCTAGCGGCAGGGCCATTCCGCGCCTGCTAGAACACGGACCGGGGGGCCGTGGCCGCTAATCCCCCCACCTTAACTATTCTAGCAAATAGGTATAATCATGATACTCAGACCATACCAAGAGGTAGCAGTGTCTGACGCATGTAACGCGTTAGACAAGCACAAAAACACTCTCGTTGTCGCCCCCACAGGTGCAGGCAAAACCATCATGCTTTCCGCTCTCGTTGGCAATCGCCACAAGAAAGGGAAACGCATTCTTGTGATTCAACATCGTGATGAGCTTGTTAAACAGAACAAAGCTAAGTTCGAAAAGGTTAACCCCTACATCACAACAAGCATCGTTAACGGAACAGTCAAGCACTGGGACGGCGATGCTGTGTTCTCAATGATTCAAACAATGTCGCGTGATCGCAATCTGCGTGACCGTCCTGTTTTCGACATGGTTGTAGTAGATGAAGGCCACCATGCGGCTGCGGACACCTACCGAAAAGTCATTGACGCTGTTCGCATGGATAACGAAAACGCTGAGATCGTAGGCTTTACCGCAACGCCCAACCGTGGCGATGGCAAAGGTTTGCGCAGTGTATTCAATAATTGTGCGCACCAGATTGAATTGGCAACCTTAATCCGCGAAGGCTTTCTAGTCCGCCCAACCTCCTACGTTGTTGACCTTGGACTTAACGATCAACTGGATAATGTGACACGCCGTGGCAAAGAATATGACATGGAAGAGGTTGCGGCCATTATGGATCGCCGCGTCATTAACGAACGCATTGTAGAAGAGTGGAAAGAAAAGGCAGGGGATCGCAAGACCGTTGTGTTCTGCTCTACAGTCCTACACGCGGAACACGTTTGTGAGGCTTTCCTACGCGCTGGCGTCAAAGCAGATTTCGTAATCGGAGAAACCCCAAAAGACGAACGCGCTGCAATGCTGCACGATCTTGAGTTTGGTGACATGCAAGTGATCGTTAACGTCATGGTGCTAACAGAGGGGTTCGACGCTCCGCCAGTGTCTTGTATCATTCTAACGCGACCATGCTCTCAAAAAGGCACAATGGTGCAGATGATTGGGCGCGGTCTGCGGATACTTGATCCTGAGATATACCCAAACACCATCAAGACCGATTGCGTTGTCATGGACTTTGGCACATCTATACTTACTCACGGGTCTTTAGATGAAACTGCAAACCTAGATGGAAGACCCAAAGACCCAAATGCCGAAGGGCCAACAAAAATATGCCCAGACTGCGAAAGCGAAGTCGCTGCAAATACTCGCATATGTCCGTTCTGTGAATATGAGTTTGAACAAAAAGTTAAAGATGTTTTAGACAGCTTCGTAATGACAGAATACGATCTGATGCAGCTATCCCCATTCATGTGGATTGACCCGTATGGACTAGGCAAAGCAATGATGGCTACAGGCTTTCAAGGCTTCGCTATGGTAGGTCATATCGGAAAATACTGGATCGCTATCGTAAAGGCCCAGAACGGACGCGCAAGAGTTGTATCAATCGGTGAGAAGGTACAAGCGATGGCTGCGGCAGATGACTTCTTACGAGAGGTCGAAGACAGCAATGCTGCGAATAAATCTAAACGCTGGCTGAACCAAGCCGCAACGCCAAAGCAAAAGGAATTTCTGCGCAATAATGGCGTGGAAGTAAGCGAGATGGACTTCTCTTGGACGAAGTACAAAGCGGCTTGTTGCTTAGGGTACTATTTTAATCGTGACCAAATTGATAGACTGATCTCAGACAACTGGGAGAAGATGACAGGGAGAAAGATATGAAACGTAGTGAAGTGCTCGACACAGCAAAAGAATACGTCACAAAAGATCGCGCAGCACAGCACGGTGACATGGAATCCAACCTGACTATGATTGCAAAGCTCTGGTCAGTTTTCTTGGAAACGCCAATCGAACCGCATCAAGTTGGGGTTATGATGACCCTCCTGAAAATTGCTAGGATCAAGTCAACTCCCGAAAACTCAGACCATTGGATTGATGGCTGTGGTTATCTCTCATGTGGGGCAGAACTAATTGCGGAAAACCCAAAGCCAAAAGTCGAGCAAATTAAATTTCAAGGTGGCAATACATAATGCCAAGATTTGAAATGCACCTCTTTATAGTCGAAAAAGATGACGACGAAATAACTAGCGCCGAATCTAAGATTATTTGCTGGGTAAATAACAGCAACGACATGGCGGAAGTGCAGGAATCTGCGGGAGAAATTCTGTATGAAAAAATACATGACTCTGATCAAACAATTATTTTTGGCAGTGCAAACATAATGATCAAGGGAGAAAACGTTATGAGTTTAGCGTTCAGGAACGATGATATTGATCCCGATGAAGTCAACAGCGTAATGGATTTAATGACAGCAGAAGAGGAGACAGTACATTGAGCAACATGGAAGCAGCGCCAGAACCAATGAAAGAACTGGCCCACATATTAGGGATATTCGGATGGAGCACACGCTTTTCTGATCTTACAGAAGAGCAAGTCCACACCCTAATTTTTGGAATTCAAGAATCAAAACGTCTAGCAGCGGAGATAAACATTGGAAAACTCGAAGACACTTACTTTAAGTCAACAGGCACTTGGCCCTCTACTTCAATCCC